TGGCATCAACAGTAAAATCAGGGGCGGTGAAGTTCAGCACACAGGCGTTGTTCCATTTCTCAAAAAGTTTGAGTCAACTGTCAGATGCTGCACGCAAAATGGCATCCGAGGTGGAAGCGCAACAGTCCACTTCCCCATCTGGCACCAAGAAATCGAAGACATTCTAGTCCTCAAGAATAACAAAGGTACTGAGGACAACCGTGTCCGTAAACTAGACTATTCTATTCAGATTTCTAAGCTGTTCTATCAGCGTTTTATTGACAATGAAGACATCACCCTCTTCTCTCCTCACGATGTTCCTGAGGTCTACGAAGAGTTTGGTTCTCCTGAATTCGATAAACTCTATACTGCGGCAGAAGCTGACGAAAGTATTCCTAGGAAGACAATCGGAGCACAAGAACTCTTCCTCGCTCTCCTGAAGGAACGTGCTGAAACAGGTCGTGTTTATATTATGAACATTGACCACTGTAACGAGCACTCATCTTTCGATACTCCTATCAAGATGAGCAACTTGTGCCAAGAGATTACACTTCCGACAGATCCTCTGCAGCACATCGATGGTGGTGGAGAGATTGCCCTCTGTATTCTCTCCGCTGTGAACCTCAGTAAACTGAAGGACTGGGATCACCTGCGGAGACTGTGTGATCTCTCTGTGAGATCGCTAGATATTCTTATCGATTATCAAAAATACCCTGTAAAGGCAGCAGAAAATGCTACCCGTCAGCGTCGTTCTCTTGGAATCGGTTTCATCGGTCTCGCACACTACCTTGCTAAGTTAGGATTCAAGTACGAATCCTGGCAAGCACACAAAGCAGTTCATATCCTTGCTGAGAAGTTCCAGTTCTACCTACTGGAATCTTCTCTGCAACTTGCGAAGGAGTACGGACCCTGCGACGCATACGAACAACTCAAGTATGCCCGTAGACTTGCTCCCGTCGATACCTATAAGAGGGAAATCGACGAATTCTGTCGTGATGATAAGGATCAGAAGTTTGAACTGACTATGGACTGGGACGCTCTCAAGGAAGAGATCTGGAACTACGGTTTGCGTAACTCTACCTTGACTGCTCAAATGCCCTCGGAGTCCTCCAGCGTCGTCTGTGGCACCACCAACGGCATTGAACCACCCCGCGACTATCTTTCTGTTAAGAAGTCTAAGAAGGGTGTCCTCAAGCAGATTGTCCCACAATACTCTAGACTTAAAAACGACTACACTTTACTCTGGGATATGCCCGACAACGATGGTTACATCAAAATCGTGGCAATTCTCCAGAAATTCTTTGATCAAGCAATCTCTGGTAATTGGTCATACAACCCCCTTAAGTTTGAAGGTGGCGAAGTTCCTGTCTCTGTGATGGCACAGGATCTCCTGAAGACATACAAGTACGGTTGGAAGACATCTTACTACCAGAATACATTTGATAATAAGACTGATGATGTATCTGATGAAAAAGACTTATTAGAACAAATCTACGCCACCGAAGGAGACGAACCCTGTGACAGTTGCACCATCTAAGATCGACGGAATGACAGTTTTTAACGAGAATGCTGTCGATTATAGCAACCAACCTATGTTCTTTGGACGCCCTCTTGGCGTCCAACGCTACGACAAGCAAAAATATCCTGTATTTGAGAAACTTACACAAACTCAACTCAGTTACTTCTGGAGACCTGAGGAGGTCTCCCTTCAAAAAGACAGGTCTGACTACCAGACCCTTAACGATGTACAAAAGCACATCTTCACCTCGAATCTTAAGTACCAGATCCTCTTGGATTCTGTACAAGGGCGTGGTCCTGGGATGGCTTTTGGTCCTTACTGCTCACTACCTGAGCTCGAGTCTGCTATGACCGTATGGGAGATGATGGAGATGATCCACTCCCGCTCCTACACCTACATTATTAAGAATGTCTACAGCGATCCTGCTGAGGTACTTGACCACATCACAACTGACGCTAAAATTCTTGAACGAGCACAGTCAGTGACTAGAGCGTATGATGAATTCATCAACGCTGCTCAGGAGTATGGAACTGGTAACTGGTGGAAACCAGACTGGAAAGATTCTCCTAGTGCTCAATGGACACTCCGCGACCTTAAGCGTAAACTTTATCGTGCTATCGTCAATGTCAACATCCTCGAAGGGATTCGATTTTATGTCTCGTTTGCGTGCAGCTTCGCATTTGCTGAACTCAAACTTATGGAAGGATCCGCTAAGATTATCTCTCTCATCGCACGAGACGAAAATCAACATCTTGTCCTCACTCAAAACATTATCAAAAAGTGGCAGCAAGGGGACGACCCCGAGATGGTAGAGATTGCTAAGGAAGAAGAGGAGTATACCCTCTCTTGCTTTAAGCAATGTGTTGAGGAAGAAAAAGAGTGGGCAAAGTATCTGTTTAAAGACGGATCTATTCTTGGTCTTAATGATCGTCTCCTCAGTCAGTATGTTGAGTGGATTGCTAACCGTCGTATGAAATCGATTGGTATGAAAGCATTCTATGACGTGCCTGCTAGCAACAATCCCCTGCCCTGGACAGAACATTGGATCTCTTCCAAGGGTATGCAGGTTGCTCCACAGGAAACTGAAGTAGAATCGTATCTTGTAGGTGGCATCAAACAAGATGTCAAAAAAGATACCTTCGCTGGTTTCCAATTATGAAAATGTGGAAACGAAAGATGCTGACGGACAGTCGGTATACTCTCACCGAGGAGGAGGTTATCCTCCTCCAAGAGGGTCCTAAGTCCTTAGCGCAAGCGTGGCATCTTTCTGCCTTAAAATACCGCTGGGTATCTACTAACCCTAACGATAAATAACAAGAGATCACTATGGATCTCTGTGGAACCTGACTATGAAAACCCCTGGATTTTTAACGGACACCCTTTTCTATCTTCGCACATTGACGATAGTTTCGGTTTCGTCTATTGCATTACAAATCTCCTCAACGGTAGGAAATACATCGGACGCAAATACTTTCACCAGTTACGAAAACCTAGAGGTGGAGGTAGGAGAGTTAAAAGTGAAAGCAACTGGAAAAAATACTACGGCAGCTCTGACGAACTTACTGGGGAGCGTCGTGGAGTTGCAAACAACTCCTTTTTCAAGCGTGAAATCCTCTCTGTACACCCTTCCAAAGGAAAAACAAACTACGAGGAAACACGTCAGCTCTTTCTCCACAACGTATTAAGCGAACGTCTTGACGATGGGACACCAGCGTACTATAATAGCAATATTCTCGGACGGTACTACCGTAAAGATTACTTTGACCAGTGAAGAACGCTCCGCTATCAACAACTACGTACTGGATATGATCCAGTATCACACAGAAAACCAAGACGCTGGTGCCTGCATCGCATTGATGGAGGAGTTTGGCGAGTGGATCGATCGGGAATTTTCCTGACACCTGGGTCCATAGTTAAACGGATATAACCCCCGCCTTCTAAGCGGATGTTCTAGGTTCGATTCCTAGTGGACCTGTTATGCAAAAAGAAAAAGACTTCCTCAAATCTATAGGGACACAAGACATCCCTCACGACACTAGAACTCTTTACGATCACCTTGTGGGAGTACAAGAATTACTAGCACACCACAACAGACCAGATTACGAACAACGTGCTGGTCTGTTTCACGCTATTTACGGCACCGAATTCTTCCCTCTGCGAGGTCGCCTAAATCTTACTAGAGAAAACGTTCGCAAGAACATCGGAGAGCAAGCAGAAGAGATCGTTTACATCTTCTCGCAACCCGAAGTTCGTCCCTTCCGTATTATGGGTGGGATAGAATACGACGAACCTCTAAAAACTTCATTGCGATGGCTTGATTATTGTAATGGTAAAGAACAACATCCAGATAGTGATGATCTAGTTCTTAAAAACGTTATGCATTTATACGAAACCCTTCTGGGAATATGACTCTTGAAATTTATACTAAGGAAGATTTCTTTCCTGAACGTCTTCACCACAAAGCGTGGCACTATTGTGTCAACAGTAAAGCGAGGTGGGGTGAGTATGATGACATCCCAGAGGAACCTTCTGGGTGCACCATCAATATCAAAACTAAAGAAGCAGTCTTTAAGAAATTTGATCAGACATCTAGAGAAGCATTCCCTGTTCTAGATGGATATGAACTAGTACGTATGTACATCAATGTTTTCTTTCCCTGTGAGTATCCTAGGTGGCACGTTGATGCTGAAAAGATACCAGGATTAGAAGCATATACTGTGCTATACTACCCTCACTTACAGTGGGAAAGAAACGCTGGCGGATGTACAGAGTTCTGGGATGATGGTAACGGTATCCACGGATCCCTTCCTTTGCCTAACCGTGCTGTGTGTTTTGAAGCAACTCAGTGGCACCGTGCTACTACCTTCAATAAAGAAGTTAGATACACATTTGCTTTGAAGTATGAGAAGTGTGGTCCTGATTTCGATTTCCGTAAGTATGGTTCCCCTCGTTTTGGAGACAGAGACTGATGGCAGTAAGAATTAATTATGCACCTGTGTGGCACCTGCCTAGTGGGTTCATTGAACAACCTCCTGGATCTAACACAGACATCTGGGACCACCCTCTGCACTCTCCAGAGGCGTACATCCCTCCTCAGAGGGTCCTGGAGTACGAAGAGGAGACGCACAAGGGTCATAGTTATTGGGAGTGCCCTGCTTGGCGTAGTTATTGGGCAAACACCTGGGTTGTATTCAACCAGATTGATCTAGAAATCGAATACGATAAGGATTCTGGTTTCATTACTAACCAGAGTTTCCGTCCGTCAGCATTCGGTGATTACCTGATGATTAATGAGGGTAAACTTCGTGGTGATGGTGTCAACTACAGCAGCACACAGATCGGTTTGGATTACGTTGGTAACCTTGTGTTCCAACTGCCTCAACTGATGTTTATGTGGCTGCCTAAGAAGGAGAGAAATATCTGGGTTGAGTGTAGTGCATACCCTTCCTTGTTCCACGACACAGGACTGGAGTTTATCAGTGTTGAGTATCCTTTTAGTCGCTGGTATAAACCTGTCAACGCTGCATTCAAGGCACACGGTAGTAGGTTCAAACTGAAGCGTGGTCAACCTATGTACTGTATGCGCTTTAGGGGTGGCAAGAATAATGCATATGATCTGCGCCGCTGGAAGGATGCTCATCCTCCTGAAGAACTCAAGGTTAAACTGAACCAGCACCAGTCCCTCAAGCAGTGGGTAAAAGGTGTCTCTTGGGGTCTTATCAAAAAAGATGAAGAAGAAAAATGTCCCTTTAGTTTTCTCTGGAAATGACTGTAATTAACTACACCCCTAACTACCAAACCATTAAGGCGACTGCTAGTATGCAGCAGACGGATATGAATCATCCGTTGTTCATTCCAGAGTATTATATTAAACCTGTAACGTATCTAGAATACACCCAGAAGGATAACGAGAAGCATAGTTTCTATAAATGTCCTGCTTGGAAAAGTTACTGGGCGAATACCTTTGTCGTTTTTAATCAACTAGATATATCTTTCAAGTGGGAAAAAGAAACTGGTCGTGTATACGATACCAGTTTCCCTCAGAACAATGCTGCTGACTTCGTGTATATTCAGGAAGGAAAGATTGGTAACTACGATAGTAGTATTAATCAGCACGCTCCCTTTTCATACAAACAGTTCCTGGTTATCCAGTGGGCGCAGAGTATGATGTTCTGGCCTAAGAAACCTAACAAAAATTTGTGGGTTGAGATGGTACCATACCCTGACTTACATCATAAGACAGGGTTAGAACTTATCACTGCTGAATTTCCTCTAGGCAGATGGTATCGTTCTATTAATGGTGCCTATAGATGTCACAAAAAAACTGTTGACATCCCTAGGGGTACTCCCTTATACTGTGTACGTTTCCGTGGTTCCAAGGATAATAGTTATTCCTTGGAACGATGGGAAGATCTTGTTCCTCCTCCAGAGGTTACCAGGAAGTTCAGAAACAACCAGGGTCTTAAGACTTGGTTGCCTAAGAAGTCTTGGGGTATGATCAAAGATGATGTAGAGGAATCCAAATGTCCCGTGTCATTCTTGTGGAGAAAATAAGATGCTTTCTATCCGTTGCAAAAATTGTGGTAAAGAGTTAACAAGTTATACTATTGAAACTAAGTGTTGTGGTTGTCCTAATATGTCTACCGTATCAGGCACTACTATCACTGGTGAAGACTTGAGTCTGATTGAAATCATTAGTAAAGATAAGTTTCAATCTGGTCCTACTCCTGGTGTCCTATCACCTGAAGACAAACAGTTTCAGGAGTCACGTCGTCAGCGTAAGATTAGGAGGATAAACTTTGAAACTAGATGATTATGGATTCAAGCAGTATAACATTGGTGAAACTACTGCTAGAATTCTTCGTGATAGTCTGCTAGAATGTGAAGAGGGAATCAATTCCCTTGGTAGATCTGTCTTCAATTATCCTGAAGATCAGATCACAGGAAAACAAAACTACTACAATCTTGTAGTAGACTTAGAAGAATGGGAACGTTACGCTCTACCCTTTATTAAGGAGATAGTTGCTGACTTCCTATCACTTACTTCAGGTGAGGTCTGTACGATCAAATCCTGGGGTAATATACTAAGGATGGATAACAAAATCTATCCTCATAGACACTTCGGGATACCTAAAACCTATGATGTTAATCCTCAGAGTGTTTCAGGTAATGTCTTTCTAGGGTCTGAAAAACCTACTGCTACTACATATATACTAGGCGGGCAAAAAACTGATGTGCCTAACGAGTTTGGGCAATTTACGCTTTTCCCGCCAAACATCTCCCACGCTGTTCGTTCGTACAGTGGGGAAGGTGTCCGTGTAAGTGCAGCGTTTGATTGCTTCTGCCCTACCAGAGACCCCGAAGGCAATGTCTCTGGAAATCAATGGCACACTTGGACACATCAATGAAAATTTTTCTCGACACATCTAATGTCGATGAGATCAGAAAGCGTTATTACACTGGTCTGATCGACGGAGT